AAAAGATATTAATGGGCTTAATGATGGGTTGGAAAAAACAGGGAAGTCAAGTAAAACAGGTGCCTCTGGTTTATCACAGCTAAAAAATATTATAGCAGGTTTAGGTGTTGTAACAATAATTCAAAAAGGATTTGAATTATTTAGTGGGGCTTTAATGAAAAATCAAAAGGTAGCCGATACTGTTGCTGTGGTAATGACTACTATACAAAATGTATTTAGTGCCGTTGTTGGTGTCATTGCTAACGTTATAGATAGCGTTAGCAAGTCAAGCAATGGATTTGAGCATTTAGGCAAAGTAGTTGGTGGTATTTTAACCATTGCGTTAACACCTTTAAAGCTAACATTTTTTGCTATTAAATTAGTTATTCAAGAAGCTCAATTAGCTTGGGAAAAGTCTTTTTTTGGTGGCAACGATAATGATAAGATAGTTGAATTAAATAAGGGCATTTTAGAAACGCAAACTGCTATTGTTGAAGCTGGTAAAAAGGCAGTTGGTGCAGGTAAAGATATTGTTACAAATATTGGCGGTGCAGTTAATGAAGTAGGGCAAGTTGTAAGTAAAACTTATGAAGGTGTAAGTAAGATTTCAGTAAAAGCAATTTATGAGCAAAGCAAAGCAACGGTTGAACTAAAAAACAATGCAAAGTTAGCTGAAGCAACATTGGAAGGTGTGTTAAAAAAATATAACACACAGGCTGAAAAGTTAAGACAAATTAGGGACGATGATAAACTTTCTATTGAGGAAAGAATTAAAGCCAATAATGAATTAGGCGAAGTGTTAAAGAAACGCCAAACAATAGCCCTTGCACTTGCTGAAAAAGGTATAGCAGCGGCACAGGCCGACCTTAACGCAAACAAAGGTAACATCGATTTACAGGCTGCATTAATTAGAGCACAGAATGCAAGGCTTGATGTTCTTGATGAAGTTGCAGGGATGGAGAGTGAGCAAAAAATGAACAGCAATGCTTTAACAAGAGAGCAGATTGCACTTACTAAAACACAATCGGAAAATGATGCAAAGGCTGCTTTTGATAAAGAAAAGTTAGCAGCTTCTTTTATTGAAAATGAACTTTTAAGAAACCAAACATTACAAGCAATTCGAGATAAAGAAAGGGCAAGCGAAGTAAAAAGATTACAAGACAATGTTAACCAATTTGCAGCAGGTACACAAGCTCGAATAGATGCAGAGGTTGCATTAAAGCAAAAGGTTGCTGAATTAGACGCAGCCGATGAACAGTCAAAAGTTGAACGTGGCAAAATAACCTTAAAAAGAGAGCAAGATTTAAACGCTGCAAGGCTTCAAAATAGTGTTGAATTTTTAAACAATGAAAAGGCTGCTTTAGAATTAATTGCCAACCCAATTGAAAAACTAAACAAACAAATTGAACTTGCAAAGTTAGAGCATGATGCAAAAATTAATTTAATAACATCTCAAAGAGATGCTGAAATATTGGCTGCCGAAAAAGCAGGGTTAGATGTTGCAGCTATAAAAGAAAAGTATGATAATCAAATTGCCGCAACTGATACCCAATTAGCAACCACACAAAAGACTTTGAGCAAGTCAACTATGGAAGCTAAGATGGCTGAATTTGAAGCAGTAGGTAATGCTTTTGGTGCATTGAGTGATTTGATTGGGCAGCAAACTGTTATTGGCAAAGGGTTGGCGGTTGGGCAAGCAATAATTAATACTTATACAGGTGCAACTAAAGCACTTGCACAAGGTGGAATTTTAGGCTTTGTTGGTGCAGCATCAGTTATAGCAAGCGGATTAAGCTCTGTTAGAAAAATATTAGCAACACCATTGCCTGGTGCAGCAGGTGGAAGTTCAGCAGGTGCGGGTATGAGTGCATCTATTTCAGCACCTGTATTACCACAAGCAGCAACCACAACTTTAAACCAAGGGCAAATAAATCAAATAGGCAACACAGCAGCAAGGGCATTTGTAATTGAAAGCGATGTAAGTAATAATCAAGAACGTATTAGAAGGTTAAATAGGGCTGCAAGGATTAATTAAAAGTACCAAACCTACCAATTTTATATTAATTAGGTATGGAGTTACCTATTATTTATGAGCTCAGAATACAAAAAGATTTAGCCGATGCTGCAGAAGTTTCTTTTGTGGCATTGGTAGATAAACCTGCCATAAGAAAAGAATTCCTAGTATTTGATGAGCAGAAATTAGCCTTTGCCATTGAAAGCGAAGACCAGCATATTATTTCTGGCCCGTTAATGTTAGCCGATGAGCCTATCATTCGTAACAATGCAAAATATGGGCAACACTTTATAAAATTTTCAGCCGAAACAATTAAGGAAATAGCTATTAAATTTTCAAAGAAAGGCTATCAAAAGAACGTGAATTTAATGCATGAAGAAAATATGCAGTTAGATGGGTTGGTAATGTTTGAAAGTTTTATAGTAGACAGTAAGCGAGGCATTAAGCCAATGAATGGTTTTGAAGAAGTAAAAGATGGTAGTTGGTTTGGTTCTTTCTATGTAGAGAATCCGCAAGCATGGCAACTTATCAAAGATGGTAAAGTAAAAGGTTTTTCAGTTGAAGGAATGTTTGATTATGTACTACCAGAAAAAACACCCGAACAGCAATTACAAGAACTTGCTGCATTATTAAAAGTACCTTTTTTATCAAATTAATATATACTAATATGGAAAAGAATCCAGCACAAGTTATTTTAGAAAGAACTGCTCAATTTTTCAATACGTTGATGAATGGTTCACAAGACCCTGCACCCGATGCAAGCGGTACTACAACAGCACCACAGAAAATGATGGAAGCTAAGTTGAAAGATGGTACTGTGATTGAAGTAACTGAAATGGCAGTTAATGGTGTTGTAACGATTGCAGGTACAGCAGCACCTGTAGGAGAGCATGAATTAGAAGATGGTACTAAAATAGTTTTAGGCGATAATGGTGTTATCATGGAAATTATGCCATCGCAAGCAGCACCCGAACCAGCTATGCCGCCAATGGAAGATATGAGTGCAAAATTTGCAGCATTTGAAAGTGCAACAAATGAAAAGTTTGCATCTTATGAAAACAAGTTTGCTGAATACGAAGCTAAATTGGCTCAATCAAATAAAGTTATTCAGGGCTTAATGGATTTGTCTAAACTATTGGTTGAAGCACCACAAGCAAAACCTGATAGTGCCGTACCAATGGGCAACAACTTTGCCGCAATTACACCAGAAGACCCAAAAGAAAAATGGAATCAAATGGCTAAACAACTTTGTTCATAACAATTAAAAATAAAAAAAATGAGTTTATCATTAGGCAGCTTAACAGCATATACTAGACAAGAAATTGGACCTTTATTAACCGAAGCGGTATTGAGCGCTAAAACACAAATGCTTATTAAGCAAGGTGGTATTTTGTTACCTAAAACAAAGTCATCTGTTGCTATTCCTAGGCTAACAACTGATGCATTTTTTCAAACAGATGCATGTGGTTGGAGTGCAAGTGGCACAACAACAGTAACGCAAAGAAATGTCACTGTTGGGAGAATTAAGTTGGAAGAAGCAATTTGCCCAAAAGATTTTGAAGCATACTTTATACAAGAAGCTTTGAAAGCTGGTAGCACATACGAAGATTATGGTTGGGCAGAATTTAAAACAAAATTTGCCGAGCTTAAAAACATGCACATTGCCAAGCAGTTAGAGCTTGCTATTTGGCAAGGTGACACAGGTAGCGGTACAAGTTACTTAAACAAATTTGATGGCTTAAAAAAGTTGATTGATGCAGGTTCACCAGTAGATGCTAACGTTAGTGGTTTTACAGGTGCAACAGGTACAATTACAGCAATTACTTCTGCTAACGTAGTAAGCGTATTACAAGCTATTTATAAGGCAATACCTGCTGAAATTATTGATGCTGAAGATTTGCACATTTTCTGCGGTTTTGATTTGTATCGTTTGGCTGTATTAGCTTACACTAACCTGAACTTGTTTAACTACACAAGAGATGCCGACAAAGACCAATCATTCGTTATTCCGGGAACTAACGTTAAATTAACAGCAGTTAATGGATTGAACGGTTTGGGTGACTTATATGCAACGCGTTTGAGCAACATAGCACTTGCGTTCGATTTGGAAGCTGAAGAAGAAAACTTTAAAATTTGGTACAGCCAAGACAACAACGAAGTGCGTTTTAGAGTGGCGTTTAAGTTGGGTGTTAATGTTGCTTACACAAATTTGTGCGTGAAGTTTGTAAGTACTATCTAATTAGTATAAATTAATAAACCGAAAAAGGCTGCTGCTATAGTAGCAGCCTTTTTTATAAATATCATAAATTATGGGATGTGCGATAAACGCAGGTTATACCATTGATTGCAGGGAAAATGTAGGAGGTGTTAAAGCCGTTTACATTGCAGAATTTGGTAACATGACCGTTAGCGAAGTAAGTGGTTTGGTTACAGGCATTACCAAAGCAACAAGCAAAAGATTTTACAAATTTGAAGTGCCGAGAGCAACAGCTAACACTTCAACCAATGCAACAGCAAGCGAAGAAAACGGGTCACTATTCTTTACCCATCAAGTTGTTTTCCCTTTGAACAAAAGAGATGCAACTACAAGAAATATTATTACTACTTTAGCTAAAGCTAAGTTGTTGGTAGTAACGTTAGATAATGATGGTAGTTATAGAATGTACGGCAAGGGGCAAGGCTTATATTTAGCTTCTACTGAAGCTGGTAGTGGTACTGCAATGGCTGATAGAAATGGTTACAACATTACATTAACAGGAATGCAAACAGAGGACTTTTTAGAAGTATCAGCAGGCGTTGGTGCAGCACTTGAAACAGCAGGTTAGTTTTGATTTATATTTTTAGTTTTGTTTTATCCCCTACCTACCTTGTGTGGTAGGGGATTTTTAATTAATACATCATGCTTCATTTAACAAAAGGTAGTACCAACATATTATATTTTACTGCACTTGAAAATGCAGTTTTGACAAACCCAAATTATTTGTTTATTTTTACGAGTAGTAACAACAATGTAATTAGTTTTGTCAAAGCAAATGAAAGCACAGTAGATAGGTATCAAAAAGCAACTGTTGTAACGAATACTTATTTTGAAAATTATGATGCTGGTATGTGGCGTTATAAAATTAGAGAGCAAGCAAGCGGCAGCAACACAGATGAAGATGAAAGCGGTGCAATAGTAGAGGAAGGTTTTATGTATTTGCACGAAGCAACAGGATTTACACCAACAGTTTATGATGAGCAAGACAATACATTTATTACTTACAACGTAGAATAATGAAGCAATATAGAAACCTTATTACCATTCAATTTGACCAAGCACAGCAGCCTAAGTTTGAGGAAAAGAAAGCACAAGGTTATGTTGAATTTGGTGAAAAAAATAATTACCCAAATTACTTGATTGGATTATACAATGAAAGCCCAAAACATGGCACTATTGTAAAAAAGAAAGTTAAGTTTTGCTTTGGTAAAGGTTTTAAAGATGTGCCAAAAAAAGCTAATACTGAAGGTGAAAGTTGGAATACTATTTTAAAGCGTTGTATTTTAGATGACCATTTGCATGGTGGTTATTATTTACAAATAGTTTATAATGCTCTAGGAAATATTGCAAATGTTTTTCATATACCTTTTCAGAAAGTAAGGGTATCTAAAGACCTTAGAAAATTCTATGTAAAAAATGATTGGGAGGCTAGCAACTATAAAGAGAAACCACGTTGCTATGATGCTTACAACCTTAATGATAAAACAGGCTCACAAATATTGTACATCAAGCAATATAACCCTTTTAGTGATGTTTATCCAATGCCCGATTATTTTCAAGGGTTAAATTATATTGAAAGTGATATACAAATTAGTAGGCATATTTTAGGCAATGCAAAGCACAACTTTGTTGCAACCAAGTTAATTAATTTTAACAATGGTTTGCCACAGGAAGAAGAGCAAGAACAGGTTGAGTTAGATATGAAGAAAAAGTTTTCAAACCATGATGGGGATAGGTTTGTTTTATCTTTTAATTCAAGCAAAGAGAATGGAGTTGATATTGTCGATTTAGGGCAAACATCTTTAACTAAAGAAGATTTTAATAATGTAAATAATTTAGTTCAACAAGAAATATTTATTTGCCATCAAGCTACTTCGCCACAATTATTTGGCGTTGCTGGTACTTCTGCTTTTTCAAGAAATGAGATAAGAGACGCTTATGAAGAATTTAATAATATTTATGCAAATGAAAGGCAAGAAGAATATGAAAAAGTATTTAGCAAGTTAATGAATATGGCAGGTATCCCGGGCGATTGGAAGATTATATCTGTTGAACCTTTGGGCTTTGAATTTACTGAATCAGTAATGGTAGCGAATATGACACGTAATGAAATACGTGAAAAGTTAGGACTTGCACCTGATATGATTGAACCAAGTGGAAACGTACAGGCTTCAATGCAGGGCAATGATGCACTTGTAAATATTACAGGTAGGCAGCAACAGGCTTTACTTAGAATTAGCCGTCTATTCTCACAAGGTAAATTAACTAAGGCTCAAGCATCAATTCAATTAAAAGGTTTTGGTTTTGATGATACAAGCATCAATGCTTATTTAGGCATAGATGACAACCCACAAACAAACGACTTTGCAGCCGTTGAAGATGATATTTTATTGAATGAGTTTGCTGCATGTGGGGATGATGTAAATGATTTTAATATCATTGAAAAAAAAAATTATGAGAAGTTTCAAGAAATAGAAGCACCCACAAAATTGGAAGCTAATATTTTAGAACTTTTAAATAAGGATAAAAGAATAACCAATGAAACTATTGCAGCAACATTAAAAGTGCCATTAGAAATAGTAAGTAAAACTATTGCTGATATGGTTGCACTTGATTTGATTGCAGTAAGTACAGCAGCGCTAGGCACTATTGAACGTAGCTTAACAAAACCTATTGCAAAGATTTTAGGCAACATTAAGCCATCAATAACACAAGTTCTTTTAAGATATACTTATAGTGGACCAGAAGAT